GATACACGCTGCAGCGGCACCTGACGCCGATCCAGCAGGAACTGAACACCAAGCTGTGGCCGGTGCGCGAGCGGTACTTCGTCGAATACATCACCGCGGCGCTCGAGCGCGGCGATTTGAAGGCGCGGTATGACGCATACCGCATCGCCCTTGGCCGCGCCGGCGAGCAGCCGTTCATGGACGCAGACGAGGTCCGCCGGCTGGAGAACATGCCGCCAAACACAAAACTGAAAATGAATGGAGGCACCAGTGTCGAAAAGCCTGACCAAGCTCTTGGCGAGCAACAAGAAACGTCCTGAGCGCGTACCGCAATCCAAGATCGTGGCCAAGGCCGACGAGGTCGAGATCTACATCTACGACGCGATCGTGTCGGACGAGGAGACCGCCTACTGGATGGGTGGCGTCTCGGCCGAGGCGCTAGTGCCGCAGATCCGCGACATCAAGGGCGGCACGATCCACCTGCGCATCAACAGCCCGGGCGGTGACGTGTTCGCGGCCCAGGCCATCTGCCAGGCAATCCGCGACACCGGCGCCAAAGTAATCGCCCACATTGACGGCTATGCGGCCAGCGCTGCCACCGTCATTGCGACTGCGGCCGACGAGGTCGAGATCGCCGACGGCGGCTTCTACATGATCCACAACGCCTGGACCTGGGCGATGGGAAACGCGAACGACATGACGTCGACCGCGGGCCTGCTTTCGAAGATCGACGCCTCGCTTGCTGGCCAGTACGCCAAGAAAAGCGGCATGTCGGTCGAGGACCTGCGCGCCGCCATGGATGCCGAAACCTGGTACACCGCCGACGAGGCCGTCGCTGCGGGCCTCGTCGATCGCATCGCCGCAGGCAAAAAGGTCGAATCGTCGTGGGACATGAGCGCTTACGCGCACGCGCCGAAGCCTGCACAGCCCGATCCCGACCAGGTCGACCCGGTCGCCACCGAAGAGCACCGCGCGCGCCATCAGCAGCGCATTGCCACGATGACGCGCCTCCAAGTTAGCTGACGCTCTCGCGCCACTAAGCCAGCCACCTCCGGGTGGCTTTTTTTATGCCCAACGGCCGCGAGAGCGGACCACCCCCTTCGAAAGGTTTTACATGACCAAGCTCGCAGCCCTGCGTGCACAACGCGACACCGTGGCCCGCAAGGTTCACGATCTGAACAACAAGTACCCGAATGACCAGCGCATGCCGGCCGCCGAGGCCGGGGAGCTGGACAAGTTCCTGGCCGAAGTCGAGGCAATCGACGTCGAGATCGCGCGCGAGAACCGCATCGCCCAGCTGGCCGGCGAGAACCCGGACCGCCAGCATGACGACTCGGTGAATGCCGCGTACCGTGCAGGCGCCGGCGCGCCAAACGAATCGGCTGCGCTGCGCGCAATGCTCACCGGCGGCGTCTCGGCGCTGTCGGCGGAGCAGCGTTCGGCGATGCAAGCTCGGGTCAATCCGGACATTCGCGCCGCAATGTCGACCACGGTCGGCACGGAAGGTGGCTATACCGTGGCCACCGAATTCAGCCGCACGCTGATCGAAACGATGAAGGAAACGTTCGCGGTCCGCTCGGTTGCGACCGGCATCCAAACCGCAACCGGCGCGCAGATGCTTTTCCCGACTGCTGATGCTACGGCGGAAGAAGGTGAAATCATTGGCCAGAATCAGAAGGTCACGGCGCTCGATACCACGTTCGGCCAGGCCTCGCTGGATGTCTTCAAATATTCGTCGAAATCGATCGCGCTGCCGTTCGAGCTGATCCAGGACTCGATGTTCAACGTGGAAGCGTACATCACGAACCTGCTGAACCTGCGCATTGGCCGCATCCAGAACCGCCACCACACGCTCGGCACCGGCAGCGGCCAGCCACGCGGCCTGCTGACGGCTGCCGTCGCCGGCAAGATCGCTGCCACCGGCGGCGCAACGACCGTGAAGTACGAAGACCTGATCGACCTGGAGCACTCGGTCGATCCGTACTACCGCGCCAGCGGCAAGTGGATGATGCATGACAAGACCCTGGCCGAGCTGCGCAAGATCAAGGACGACAACGGCCGTCCGATCTTTGTGCCTGGCTACGAGGCCGGCACTCCTGGCGGTGCGCCTGACCGGCTGCTGGGTCGCGAGATCATCATCAACCAGCACATGCCGGTGATGGCTGCAAACGCGAAGTCGATCCTGTTCGGTGACTTCAGCAAGTACCTGGTGCGCGACGTGATGGACACCACGTTGTTCCGCATGACCGACAGCGCGTTCACGCTGCAGGGCCAAGTCGGCTTCGTCGCCTTCTGCCGTTCGGGCGCCAACCTGATCGACGTCGGCGGCGCTGTGCGCTACTTCCAAAACTCGGCCACCTGATCGTAGCCAGCAGCCGGCGCAGGTCGGCTGCCTCACCTGGAGAACAACATGGCAGAAGCCAAAAAAATCAAAGCACGCGTGCTCACCGCCTGCGCGCTCGGTCAGCCGAACGACGTGGTCGAGATCGACGCGGCCGAAGCCAAGGCACTGGTCGACCTGGTCGACACCGACCCGAAGGCCGTGGCCTACGCGGAAACGCTGGCAGCCGAGCAATAACCCGGGCAGGCCGTGATGACCCACCTGCACATGGCCCGCGAGGTCTCAACGATCCGCGTGTACTCCGCGCCGGGCGGCTACGAAGCGCGCCGCGCGTACGACGGGATCATCACGGTCACCCACCTGACAAGCAGCACCGTCTATGTGCACGGCGCCGTCGGCAAGATCGACCGCGCGACGCATGCGCGCGCACTGAACATGCTCCGCGAACTCGGCGTCACCACGGTGATGTACGAGCGGCGCGGGCGAATGAAAACCATCGAGCTGTAGCCGATACCCCAACGAAAGACCCTGCCCCATGAAATTTGCTGAACGCTTGAAATTTACCGCTACCGGCACGAGCGCCGCAACGATCACGCTGAGCGCGGCAGTGGCGGGGTTCCGCACCCTGGCGCAGGCCATCGCTGATGGCGCGCTCGCGATCGGCGACACGGGTGTGCCGTTCATGATTGAAGACGGTGCCGGCAATAAAGAAACTTCGTTGTTCACGATCGCCAGCGCGACGGTGCTGACCCGCACGTCGGTCTTGTCCAGCTCGGCGGGCGGCACTGCGGCTGCGACGTTCACCGGCGCAACCCTGACCGTCTTCAATTCGATGCCAGCGTCATTCGCAGCCAAGCTGCCGGCTTTCGAGACCGATATCGCTGGCGCTGTTCCTGGCTTCGTTTTGTCCACCGCTGCGCCGAGCAATTCTGACGGCCGCCCGAACGGAACGATCTACATCCAGGTGTCGTAATGGGCATCAAAGTTAAGAAGGGCGGCGGCTACGTCAGTCCGGTGGGCACGTTCATCAAGAAAGGCGGCGTGTATGCGGCGGTGACTGGTCTGTTCGCGAAGACGGCCGGCGCGCTGCAGGGAATCGACGGCGCTAATCCCGTTCCGGTCCCAGGGAACCCGACGATCATGATCGCGCCATCCAAAATGGCAGTCAGCACCGGTTCGCCATATACCGCCACGGACGTCGACGGGGCGGCCGCATACGCCTTCCCGAACGCGCAGGGACAAATCCATTTCACGGCAGATACTGCGGTCGTGGGGCAGAAGTACGACGTCTACATGCTGTGGTCGCTGGCCGGCGCTCCGAATCTTCCGTCGCCCGCATCCGTGAAGTTCTATGGAGCCTACGAGCCGTGGACTGCATCGTCGAACCCTGTGTATGCGAACAAGGTGATCAACCTCGTCCCGCCTCAAGCGGCCGGTATTGTCGAGCGGTCGCAACTACCGTTTTCGTTCACCCGCGAAGATGCCGGGCGTATTTCGCACTTTAAGGTGGGCCGCCAGCAGGACACCGTGGGCGGCACGATGCGCATCCGCGGATTCGAGCTGGTCCCGACCCCTGTGCTGGTCGAAGCGAGCGTCTCGCCTGCCGGCAATCTGTCGCCAACGAGCTTCAACACGCCGTATTCAGGCAGCAAGGTAATCTCGCTGCTGTCGCTGTACACGCCGATCTGGACTACCGCCAATGCGGTCTATGTCGTCGCCCCTGTGACCGTCGGCGGCGTGCAGCAATCGCGCCTGGCCAAGCTGAACAAAAACACGTACGAGATGATGCAAGACGTTCAGCTGACCACCGGCACGCACGATACGACCATCGGGCACCGGGACGGCAGCGTGTGCGTGACTGATGACGGCAAGGTCATCGCTTATGGCGAGGCGCACCACACTTCATGGAGGGGTGTGGCATCGCCTACCGAGGACATTTCGGCATTGGCTGCAACAACTGCGCCGACCGGCCTGGACGTGAATTGCTCGTACCGCCGCTTCTTCCGCAACCAGTTCGACGGCAGTATGTGGATGGGCGCGCGCGGCAATGGCTACCTGGCCGGCATCTACAAGTGGAACGGCGCCACGTTCGAACGCAAGGGCGCTGACTTCCTCGCTGGTAATGCGGCATCGTACCTTGGCTCTTACGGTATGGAGATTGCCTTTGCGAGCGTCGACACGCTGTATGTCACTACTGAGTTCCTGCAAGGCAATGGACCGTTCGAAATGTCGGGCTACCCGCGCCAGAACATCAGCCTTGTCAAGTCGACGGATGGCGGAGCGACCTTCACAACCATGCGCGGCAAGGCGTTGAATCTTCCCTTGGTCAGCGGCACAGACGACAGTGACATCGCGTTCCCGAACAACAACTACAACCACAATTCGAGCGTGGCGCGCATCGCGATCGGCGCTGATGGGCAACCCCTGCTGGTCGCAAGCTGGCAGCACCCTGACGAATCCTTCCGCAGCCTGTGGATGGCCAAGTTCAACACGACCACTAATAAGTGGGTGCGCACGCGTCTGATGGCGCACAACGGCACGCAGGACGCGGGCACTCCGCACGTCGCGTACCACGGCGGAAAGGTTATCGTGACGGCAGCGACGACCGACGACAACATCACGGCGACGCTCGGCACGAATAACCAGATGTATCTGTTCACGACTACTGATTCCGGCGCGTCGTGGAAGAGATACACGATCATGCACCCGGTCGGCGCGTACAGCGGTGCTTACATTGACTCGGCAGCGCTTCGCTTGGACAACAAACTACGCCTGCTGCCTGATCTTGAGGCGCAGCCGAATTCAGTTATTTGGGAACTGCCGGTGCCAGCGTAATCGAGGGAAATAGCGATATTATGATAGTTCTCAATGGAAATCCCATGATAAAATAGTAATATTCTGGGAGAACGTAAATTGAGACCTGTAGTCAACGCTAAGCATATTCTTGGGCTTGATGTATTGCGATTCGTTGCAGCATGCCTGGTACTCGGTTTCCATTACTGTTTTCTAATGGGCACTAACCCCCATGGATTGGTTGGAAGTGCGAGTAGAGGCATTGTGAAGTTTCCTGAGCTTTACGAAGTCACGGAATTCGGATGGGTCGGTGTTCAAATTTTCTTCGTCATTTCAGGATTTGTGATTGCATTTTCTGGAGAGAAGGCCAGTGCATTCTCGTTCGTTCGGAGTCGGATTGTTCGGCTTGGGCCGGCTGTGTGGATTTGCGCACCCATCACGCTATTAGCCACCATTCTTGTTGGATTTCGGCAACATGAAGACATGTATCGTGCGTTCAGGCACAGCATAGCGTTCTTGCCGTGGGCGCCGTGGATTGATGGATCGTACTGGACGCTCGGAATTGAAATTTCGTTTTATGCGGCGGTTTTCCTCGTTATTAAATTCTCCCGGTTTGACCGGATCAAACTGCTGGCTGTTGTGGTTGGAATATTTAGCTCAATGTTTGCAATCCTTCGTGCTACTTATGGAATTGATGAAATCCGTGCCCTCCCATCGCAATTGGCATGGGCGCTAGAGGGAAGGGCGCCGCAGCTGCTGCTGATGGAACACGGCATGTTTTTCTCATTGGGAGTGTTTCTCTGGTTAGAGCTAATAAAAAAGGATGATACTAAAAATATTTTTTGGATCATTTTGTTTTGCGTTACAGGTTGCACTCAGATCGCTGTGGCATCTGATCATTCTGCAGCGATCCCGTGCATTATCTGGCTTGCATCCATAGCGCTGATCATTGTTTCCGTGCGTGAAAATGCACGTTTGCATGCCCTCCCAGTCCGAATTGTTAAGGCAATAAAAATCGCAGGCATGATGACTTACCCGTTGTATTTGCTTCATCAAATCGTGGGTGCCACAATGATGGGCTGGATGGTGGCGAACGGCTTTGATCGATGGGTAGCGCTGGCAACTGCTACCGTCATAATTTTTGTTTTTTCATGGGCGATAGCTACGCGTGCAGAGCCGTGGCTTCAGGGTTGGACCAAGTATCTAGTTGATAAAGTGCATGACCGCTACAGGACACTACGATCCAGATTTTCGAAGTAGCAAGCGAGACCCGCCTCCGAGCGGGTTTTTTTACGTCCAACGAAAGCGATTGAGCAATGACTGGATTTGGGACTAGCACCTTCGGCGAATACGCATTCGGGGAGCAGCAAGTCGCCGCTGCTCCACCGGTGCAAGACAGCGTCATTGCCGCGACCGTGGCCGAGTCGCGCCGGGTCGCATTCCCGGGCGGCACGCGCGTGGTGGCGTTTGGCACTGTGCCGAGCGCGGTTGTGCCAAACGCACCGTATCTGCAAGCAGGGCGGTGGTGGTGCGAGAAGCACCCGCTCGACGAGCGCTACTGGGTGGCGAACATCACGGTCGACCTGGACGAGCGCAAGACCACTGCCGTGTCAGTCGAGCCGCTTGTCGCTGGCGTGACAGTACTTCAGCTGCCCGTTATCCAGGGCAAGCTGATCCCGGTGAAGCTGGGCGGTTTCAATGCTGCCACCGGCGCGGCCAACTTCTGCACATTCCGCGTGACCTGCGCGAACGGCGAGCGGTTCGACCGCACGATCTGGTTCAAGCAGCAAATGGGATCGTGGTCACTCAACAAGGATGCTGACGACGAAAGCTACTTCGTGGCGGACATCGGCAACGACCTGGCCGACAGCAACACTACTGCGGCTCAAGTGAAAGCATTCCCAGTTGGCGTGGTGGAGCTCGTGCCGGCGGCGATCCAGGGGCCTCTGATCCTGGTGAAGCTGGGCGGCATGGACACCTTGCCGGCCGGCGTCAATTACTGCGACCTGCGCATCGACTGTGCGAACAGCGAGCGCTTCTACCGGACCATTCAATTTAACAGGGTGGACAACTGATGATCGATGCATCG